GCGGCTACGGGCGGCTCGCCTTTAATCCAAACGTCAGGGTCGGACACAAACGCAGGACTGAGCATCTATCCCAAGGGCACAGGGGTAATTGATTTGAATGGCTTGCAATTTTACAACGACGGTTTTGGTAATATAACCGCTGCTGGCACGGCTGGCGCTGGCGTGTGGATGACGGCCATAGGACGGAAGCTTTTAGGGCTGGCGAGTGACTCGATGCTGACGTGGGCTAGCTCAGGTGTTCCGAACGGGACGATTGATTTAGGGATAACGCGCGCCGCCGCTAACGTAGCCGAAATTAACAACGGCACGGCTGGTCAATATCGTGATCTAATTCTCCGCACCGCATTCACGTCGGGCGGCGTTTATACAGCAGTCGGAGCGCACGACGATATTCAGGTTGTTGGCGGTGGCTACGGCATGGCTTTTCGACGCGATGGCGGCACTGTCTTTTATATGAACGGGGCCACCAGCCGATTCGATCTATCGTGGCCGCTCATGGTGCAAGTATCAGATGCCACCACGAACGCAGCAAATGACGGATTGATCGTGGCGCATAACTCGACAGGGACGCCAGCGAACGGGCTAGGGACCGCAATCTTGTTCAACATCGAGTCGAGCACGACAGAAGATACGAACGCTGCGCGCATTGCAGCGGCGTGGGAAGACGTGGCGCACGGGACGCGCAAGTCGTATCTGTCATTTCACACGGCAAGCGCTGGTGCGCCAGCAGAGCAGATGCGATTGTCGGCGGCGGGCGGGTTAGCGGTTGGGCAAGCGGTCAACACTGTTTCTGGCGTCATTGACGCTAAGGTCGGCATCAATCAGAACGGTGCCGAATATCCGATTGCCTCGAACGGCTTGGTCAACAGGACGGGCGCTCGCACCTACTCGGCAAAGACAGCGCCGACAGGCGCAATCGTTGGCGACACCGACACCCAAACGTTGACCGGAAAAACGATAGGCGCTGGAGCGCTTACCCTCGCAGAGAACGCTTCGGTCGCACTCGATCCTGCTGGCTCAGCGGATGGGAAGTATTCGGGCATCACGATCACAGCGACCGCTGGCTACACGCAGGCGTTCGGTGACCTTGTTTACCTCGACCCGACCGATTCGCGATGGGAAGCCGTTGACGCGAACTCGGCTGCTGGCGCAGACGGCGACGGACGCGGACTGATCGGCATGGTCGTTGTGGCCGGAACCGATGGAACCTCTTGCACTATTCTATTGCAGGGAGTGATTCGCGCCGATGCCAAGTTTCCCGCGCTGACGATTGGAGCTCCGGTTTATGAAAGTGAAACGGCAGGGAGCATCGTGGTCACGCAACCTGTCACGACTGATGTTGTGATTCGCGTCGTCGGCTACGCGCTCACTGCTGATGAGATTTACTTCTGCCCTGCTGGCGCATGGATAACGCACACATGAGAAAACTGATTTTGTTATTGGTGTTGCTGCCAGCAATGGCACAAGCAGCGCTCACGATCACAGCGCGCGGGACATTGAACACTGGCAGCGGCACAACCAGGACAGTTGTGCCTTCAGGCAACCTGCCTGCTGGCTCGATGGGTGTTCTTGCGATTGCTTTGGACAACGCGGGCACGGCTGGCTCTGCCGTGATCTGCGCAGCGTCGATGGTCGATTCAGCCGGCAATACTTGGACGCTCAGACAGGACGTTTTGTTCGATAACGGTGCTGCATCAGCGGGCGTCGAAGTGGCATTTTACACTGGCAACCTCGTCAACGGCCTGACTACCGCGCAGAACGTGGTCGTGACCTTCTCCGCATCGGTCACTTCATCGGCGACCGCCATCTGGCAAGTGAGCGCTTCGGTTGGCAGCGTGGCGTATGTCACAGGCGCTGCTGGTGTGGGCGATTCGCTGACGCCTGCGACCGTTACGACCAGTTCAATCACGAACGGCAATGTCGTGTTCGGCGTGACCGGATTAGAAGCAGCAGACTCGTTCACTGGCGATGCTGACACGACTAATGGCACATGGACAGCGCATCAGCACGCAGCCGAAGGCACTGGCGCGACCGGAATGTCTGTCACGTCGCAAGGAAAGGTCGTGACCGCGACCGCCACGCAAACGTATGACACGACCTTCACTTCCGCTGACAACATGCTCGCATGGATACAGCTTCAAGAGGTAACGACCTCAGTTAAAACTGTCCTTGGATTGGCAGATGCAAGCGTGAAAACCGTTAACGATCTTGCCAACGCGAGTGTGAAAACGATACTCGGATTACCATGAAACCACGCACAATAAACCACAGCATGAAAACAACCGTCGCCGTCATCGTCCTGTCGTTTGCGCTGCTCGCGCACGCGCTTGCAGGAAGCATCACGATTACAACCGACTCCGCTCAAGACGCCAGAATCGTCGTCGCTGTCGGTTCAATTATGAACCTCGGCCGCAACGCCACGCAAGCCGAGGTAAAAGCATTCCTCGTTCAGTACTTGCGACAGAGCGTGCAAGACTACGAACGCCGACAAAATATGTCCACCTTCACTCCGCCTGCGATAGACCCAAACTAAATAAAAAGGATCTGCCGAAACCAATGAACACAACCCGTGGAAGCGACACCAATCCGCGAGGCTCGACGCCTGTTCCTGACCCGACAATTCTGACCACGCAGCAACTCTATCGTGAGATTGCCGCGTCACGCGAAATCATCGAAGCGAACATTGGCAAGATCGAGACTCGCCTTGACGCGATGGACACGGCTACCGAACTGAACAAGGTGGCGACCGACAAAATCCCCACGCTCATCTGCGAGAAGGTGGCTGCTCTCGAAAAACTGAATAATGAAAAGTTTGCTAGCATCGAAACGCAATTCAGGGAGCGCGACACGCGCTCGGATAAGATTGCTGAGCTAGGCCAGAAAGCATTGGAAGCGGCGCTATCGGCAGCGAAAGAAGCGGTAGGCAAAACCGAAGTCGCGTTCACGAAACAAATCGAATCTATCTCCGCGCAAATTCAGACTGAGAAACGCGCTGCGGACGGAAAGATCGACGATCTAAAGTCGAGGCTCGGAACCATCGAAGCATCGATCAATACGAGATCAGTCGTGACAACCGAAACCAAAACGCAGCAGGGCTGGTTAATCCCGATGATCTTCTCGATCAGCATGAGCCTGATCGCCGTAGTCGTAGTCGTAGTCATCGCAGTCTTGAAACCATAAAATCATGAACAAACTATTCAGCAAAATCCTCGGTGCGAATTGGCAGACAACTTTATCGGGCGGATTGCAGGCGCTTGTCACTGCGCTGGTCACAGGGACGCTGACATTCCCTTCTGATTGGAGCAACAAAGGGCAGGTGACTTTGTTTGTGCTTGTAGTCATCGGCACCTTCTTCGGCCTCAAGTTTGCCACTCAAGCGAAAGACAGGAACGTCACTGGCGGCACCGTGCAGCAGACTGCAAGCGGCGCGCCCGCGCTGAAAGGGACGCAAGACCTTGTTGACTTAACCGTGAAGGCGACGGAGGAATCAGGAGAGAAAGTGCCGATAGAGCTTCACGTGCCGCCGCCAAATTGATTTCAATGCAGAGAAAAAACAAACCAAAGGAACAAAACCATGAAAACAAAACTATTACTCGCTACGATCATCGCTGCTGCGCTGATCTTGAACGGGTGCGGCAATTCAGATCAGCAAGTCACGCACGCGGTTCAGACCGCCACAGAGCAGGCAATCCTTCACGTGCCAGCAGAGTTTCAGCCGTTGCTGGCTGACTATCTTTTCGCAGCCGCGAAGGGCGTCTATTCGATTGACGGCACGCCGACCGTGAATCAGTTGATCGCGAAAGTGCTGGCGTTCATTCCGAAAGACGTTCAAGACAAATACCCGCTGATCACGACTACAGTTACCACGACAATTACGCTGGTCTATTTAACGTATGGAAAGTCCGCGCTGACTGCGATTGGTAAAGGTCTGGAGGCTGGCGCGCTGCCATACATCAGCAAAAAGTAAGAGGCCGCGCATGAACCTCGTCGATCAGATAGTGAACGCGGCGGGCGAAGTTCTTGGGCCGATCTCAGAGAACACGGTCAACAGCACCGTGAAAGGCGTCAGAGAAGTCATCAGGGATGAACTGATCGCCAAGCTGAGCGGCAAAAAGCTGATTGTCACAATCGAGATTCCCGACCTAACGAAATGAAGGCGCTACTCGCAGCGCTGCTGATCTGTGCGTGCAGCGCGACAAAAGAAATGTTTCCAACCGCTACCGAGCAGCAGCGGCAGTGGAAGCAGGAATATCGCGAGGGCAAGATTTCGTGGTCTGAATACCAGGCGAAGCTGGCAACGGAGAAAAAGTGAATGTGCTCCTTACTCTCGCGATGTGGACAGGAAGCGAGGATTGTATTTATCGCGTCGTCGTCACTTTTGTTTGGGTCGTGTGCGTCTCTACCTGCGTTATCAGCTTTATTGCCTACAGGCGTCGCAACCGCAACCGGACAAGGTATCCACGTGACGATTAACGTGATGAGCAACAACACAACCAACACCTGCACTTGCGATAAATGTCCAAAGCACTGACAACAGACAAGCTCGGCAAGACCGCGTTCCCGACCGCTTACCAGCGATGGGTGAGGCGCAGAAAAGGCCGATCACAAAACGTCACGCTAATTCATCAGGTCTGGTGGTCTAACTACCAGCGAGGCGAATGGCGCGACGTGCCGATAGTTGACGAAACAGAGGCGGTTCCGTATCCACTACCAGATGGGAGAACACACTAAATGAACTTCAAAGCTGCGAGAGAAGAAGTATTGAATCGAGGAAGTCTATCAGTCGCCTTCCTGATTGAGATGGCCGAATGGGGGCGCACGGCATCGGCGGCGATCTTCGCGCCGAGGCCGAGTCCGATTGGCAAGCCTGACCCTGACATTTACGCGCGCATCAAACCAATCCTCGGGCCGTGGCAAAGCCTGCTGCATCGCATCGCGGCGATGTTGGAAGTGATGCGTGTGCTGGCGCTGCTGGAAAGCTCTGGCGATTGGACAGATGGAGTCGACACCTCGCGGCTCGGCGACGACACGCCTGAGAACGAGGAAGCTGGCGCATGGCAGGTGTCTTATGATGCGCGGAACATCGGGCAGGAGTTACGCGATCTGCTCGCCGCTCACAACATCGCCATGCAAGATGATGGCGTGCGTTTCCAGCAGCACATGAAATTCAATCACCCGCTGGCGATGGAGTTCATCGCGCGCCTGATGCGCCTCACGTGGGAACATAACGGGCCACTCTACCGAGGCGATGAGCGGCTGGTCATCCGAAAGACGTTGCGCGGCGAAAGAAACTCGATCTACCCGTGGCTGTCGCGCGAATCGGTTGCGGAATTTCAAGCCGCCTTAGCCCCACGCCTATGAGCCTCATTAATGCTGGCGCTCCAAGTTACGGTCTGGCATTCGTGCCGGACATTGATTTCGCGGTCAAGGATCCGACTGTCATCGAATCGGAAGTCATCGCTGACTATCAGAGCGCGTTCAAGGCGCTGACTGGAATTGCCAAAGCGCTCGCGCCGGGCGATCCGGTGCGGCTGCATCTGCTGGCAGTCTGTCACTGGCTCTCTCATCAACGCACGCTGATCGATTTCACTGGAAAAGAAAACCTGCTGAAATACTCACATGGCGATTACCTCGACAATCTTGCTGCGCTGCATGGCAACCGCACGCTGCGCTTGCAGGCATCGTCGGCGCTGACAACGCTGCGCTTCACTCTCACCTCGCCGCTGCCTTTCGACATACTTGTTCCCAAGGGCACACAATGCCAAGGACCTAACGGCCTGATCTTCGCGACCAGCGAGGAAGGATTTATCGTGTCGCCGGAACTCTTCGTCGATGTGCCCGCGACTGCGGTGCTGCAAGGCATCATTGGCAATGGCTTCGCACCTGGACAAATCAATTCGATCATTAACTGGAATCAGTCTTTCTCGCTGAGCGTCAGCAATACCACGGTGACCGCGGGCGGCGCAGACGAAGAGAGCGACGACCAATATCGCTACCGCATCTGGCTGGCGATTGAATCATACTCGACCTGCGGGCCGCGCGACGCCTATGAATTTTGGGCGCTCAGCGCGCACCCTGACATTATCCAGTGCGTCGTTCACTCTGCGCCAGAGATCGCTGGCGAAGTTTGGCTGTATCCGCTGCTGCGCGACGGCCAGCTGCCGAGCACCGAGATTCTGGACTTGGTTCAAGCGGTGTGCAGCGCCGACACCAAACGGCCAGTGACAGATTTCGTGACCGCGAAGCTGGCAGCCGAATTTGAATACACGCTCGACATGGAATACTTCGTTGGCGAAGAAAACGAGGTGCTGCTCGCGACCATTCAAGATAACGTGGAGCAAGCCGTAGCGGACTGGATTCAATGGCAGCGGTCGTTCATCTCGCGCGATCTTAACTGTGACGAACTGCGCAAGCGCTGTCTGCTGGCGGGCGCGAAACGCATCGTAGTCAATTCGCCTTCGCCGGCATTTCAGGTCATGGCTTACAACCAGCTGGCGGTTCACGACGCGGGCGTTGAGCCAGTGATCAGCTTTGAAGGCATCGAGCCACCATGAACCATGCCTGACGCTGACACGAACGGTTTCTCCACGGCAAGCGGCGGAGTGAAAGGCGGCAAGTCGCTGCGCTCGACGCGCCTCATCGAGAACTGCACGCCCTCGATCAGCTACGACAGTCAAGTGCAGGCAGCGAGCAGGGCGTTTGATCGGCAGATGTTCCAGATCATCGACGCGACGCCGCAAGTCATAATCATCCCGAACATCCTCAGCCTGACGGACTCGAAGCTTGTGGACATTCTGGCGTGGCAATTCCACGTGGACTTTTATGATCACGCTCGCGATCTGGAATTTCGCAAGCGGCTGGTGCAAATGTCCATCGAGTGGCACAAGACCAAAGGCACTGTCGCGCTTGTGCAATACGTTCTGGACACCTATTGGCCTCGCGGCGCGACCATCGAGGAATGGTTTGAGTATATGAATCCGCTGCCGCCGAATTATCCAACGCTCGGCGGCGACACGCTTATCGGCTCATTCGCGCCGTCTGACATTGATCTTGGCACAAACACCTTCACTCATACCGCCCACGGCTTAGTGAATGGCAACGAGGTGCGTTTCTTTCCGCCGCTTGAAGGCTCGCTGCCCGCGCCCTTGCAAGTGTTCCAATGGTATTTCGTGGTAGGCGCGACGACAAACACCTTTCAGGTTTCGACGACGTTAGGCGGGCCAGCGCTCGATCTGACTACCACAGGCTTCGGCACGATCTTCAAGCGCGGCAGCGGCGACTGGCACGACCGCTACCGGTTTCGCATCAGCGTCGATCAGACCATCATTGAGCCTGCCGATGAAAAGGAAGTGCTCGCGCTGATCGACCGCTACAAGCCAGTGACGCGATGGTGTGAAGGCATCGTGCGCCCTGTAGTGAGTGAGTGCAATATCGGCTGGGCGGGCGCAGCGCTGCAATTCCTCACGCTTGAAAGCGACGCGCCTGACTGGGACTTCAATGCTGTTGATCTAGAGTCATGAGGCGATTAGAGTCACGACCGAAGGCAGGGTAAACGTAAAACCATTATGTTAGCCAAACAGGAATTTACCAATGTCGGGCGCGAGATGCTTGGGCGCGCGCAAAACACTGAGACACTCCGCATCACGAAGATCGTCGTAGGGAGCGGCGGCGCTGCGCTTCCGAGCGAACTCTGGCCGCTGACTGCGCTGATAGATCATCAGCTGGATGTGAACATCTCGGCGCGGCGCGACTACGGCAACGGCACGCTGCTCGTCGAAGGTTCCTTTCGCAGCGATTCAGCGCCTGCGGCGTTTCTACTGCGCGAAGTCGGTATCATGGCGCACATCGGCGCGGAAGCTGATCGCCTCTACTCAGTCGCTAACGTGTTCGACGACCCGCCGAGCAACGTCGATCCTGACAGTCCGAGTATCTTTTCCTTCAAGATCAAA